GCTCCCGTATCTTACTTGGTCATGATAACTTCCAAGTTGTTTTTCTGTATTTCTCCCGTACGAAGTTATTACATCTGCTTTTACAACATCTATATTTATATATATAACTTCAACAGCTGTCATCAAAGCATCAATATCGTCATCAAACTCTGAGTCAGGAAATTCTCTTGCCTCTTTTGTAATATTATCAACGCCAGGTATATTAGTATTCAAATAAACTTTCCCAAGTTTAACAAAAGGAGAGACATCTTCAGCTCTCAATATTTTATCTGTAACCCTCGGCACTTCCTCAATCCTCAAGCCCTTTTTTTTGAGCTCTTGAATTAGACCTGTACCTGATGATTTATCTTCGATGTACATAGTTCTTAATATTGGATCATCAATTCTATCTCTTTTTTTATTGTGTTTATTATAAAATATTTCTGCTTCTGTCCTTAAGTCTGGAGCTTGTAGCTTTAATCTTAATTTGTCGAGCAAATAAATATTGTCATCATACCCGTAACCCCAACACTGAAATACTGTCCAGTCATTATGTGTTTTTGTTTTCTGCGCTGTGTCAGCTGTAATAAATTTATATTTAATTTTAGGCAACACCTTGTACCATTGCCACCACTCATCTTTGAATATATTACCACCTGATATCGTTGGATTACATTGATAAAGCGATTCCCAACTTTCCTCCGCCATTGTGGCTTTTTGATCTTGCAGAAACTCAAGAGGCTTTAATTCGGGGAAAAGAGCCTCGCCACATTTTCTGTGCTTTTCGTCTTTTGTAGCGATTGCCTGATAATTTAATATTTTTAATCTATTTTTAAAATTGTCTTTTTTCTTTAATAGCCGAGCAATAATATCATGTGTTGACCAACGTGTCATGATTATGATCAATCCAGCATCCTTAGCAAATCTTGTACTGAAATCATCAGTAAACCATTCCCAAATTTTTTGCGACCATGTAACCGAATTGGCCATATCACGGCCTTTAACAGCGTCATCGATAACGCCAACAGTTAAAGTTTCACCCGTGATACCGCCGCCGACGGTAGTATTTCTGAACTGTCCGCTGGTTATCCTATTGCTAATGTCTAAAAATTCAAGATGCTTTGACGTTCTAACACCATCTCCTCTTTTCTCCGGTAATTTTGTTTCAGGGAAAATCTTTTGATATTTTTCTGAAGTTAATTGCCTCTTGAGTCCCAGATTACAACGAATACCCAGCACATCAGAATATGTTGCATAGATGATTCTTAAAGTGTTGTCTCTGCCTGTCAGCCAGCCGAGGAAATCTATAACCGTCCAGCTTTTACCCATCTGAGGAGGCGTTGAAATAAACAACATTGGCCTTAAGCCAGCCCTTAAATCACAATAAAATTGTTGGAAATGTTTGCAAAGGTCTTCAATGAACCAGTTGCTCAAAAAATCTCCATGCCGCATAAATTGACGATAAGCAAGGAAGTTCTTGCGAGCCTTGGCAACCCACCATTGCTCAAGAAGATCAATGTCCTTAATCGTCAACGTCTTCATTTGCAACCTTCGGCATAGGAATTCCCCTCTTTTCAAGTTCTTTTTCTATGTTAACATCGACCTTAAATACTTCGCCTGTATTAATTTCTTGTTTATCTTTTTGACCGAGGTACTGCTTTCCCAACCATATTAACATGGTATCAGACCCAGCAAAAGCACGTTTTGCTTGATGTTTTTTTAAGTTACATTTAAAACTGTCCATCCCTGTTTTTATGACTGTCCCAAAATTAGCGTATAGTCTCGTTCTTGAAACGCCTGTATTCGCTGCAACCTCATCAACTGAGCATCCAAGCGAGAGCAATAAAATTATACTTTTTTTTAATTCTTCTGATAGCACTTTTTTTGGCCTGCCAACTGGCTTTGTGCCTTCAGATTTTTTTTTATTTTTTGCCATAGTGTTTTTTAAAAAAACAACTCCTAATAATCCGTGCTATCCCTTTTTTAATTCGCTGAATTTGACTCCATCTTCTCTTACAGGGTCTTTTCCTGTATAATCTGCCCAGCGTTGGAGTATCACATCGCAATAATGAGATTCGATTTCAATTCCATAACAGGTGCGGTTTGTTTGTTCACAAGCAATTAGTGTTGCACCTGAACCAAGAAATCCATCATAAACAATCATATCCTTTTGCGAACCATGTTCAATTGCTTTACACAAAAGTTTAATAGGTTTCATAGTTGGGTGAAGATCGTTTTTAAGTGGTTTATCAATCTCCCAAACTGTTGTATCGAATCCGCCATAATACTTATGTCCTGTGCTACCGTTCCAACCATATAAAATAAATTCATGTTTGTAATTATAATTACTTCGTCCTAAAACATGGTTGTTTTTTACCCACACTAATATTTGTTTTTCAGGCATTTCAATATTTTTTTCTCGAAGGAGGAGGAGGAGGAGTATTAATTTATCCCCACTAAAGTTTATATAATAGTTAGCTCCACCCTGAAGATGTTGTTTTATATTTCTAAAATACTTCCTCCAGCATTCAACTGTGTCCTCTGGGTTTTTCGTATCGTTAATAATATCTTTTTGGATACGTTTTCCTTTGTCGAGCTTATTTAAAAATTCATTTTTACTACTATAATCCACACCATAAGGCGGATCAGTCAGAAGCATTTGGATTTTTCTACCATCCATCAACCGCTCAACATCATCTTTTTTAGCAGAATCACCACAAAGCAATCTATGCTCTCCAAGCAACCACAGCTCACCGCTCTTAACCACAGGCTCAACTACTTCAGGCACTTCGTCAGGATCACCGCCATTTCCACTATCCAAACTCACGCCTAAATCTAAACTATCCAAAAAATCCTGATCAATACCAGGTATATCCAAAGGCTCGTCAAAATCCAATAACAGACCAGAGAGCAGGTCATCATCCATTATCGCCATATCTGCAAGTCTGTTGTCCGATATCATGAATTTGATGGCCTTCTCTTCCGGCCAGTCTGATACATCCTGAACCTCTATTGTCTCCCTATTTTGGGACTTAGCAGCTTCTAAAAGCCCATTACCTGCTATCACTTTGTTTTGCCAAACAACTATATTTTTTATCTGGTCAAATTGGTCAAGGCTGTTTTTCAGCTCAGCCAATTGATTCTGTGGATGCTTATTAGGGTTTTTACTGTGAGATTTCAGGCTTGATATTTTAACTGTTTTTAATTCCATGATTTCCTTTTTATTTAAAATTAGTCAAATTAAACCTCTGGTAATTATTACATAGCCACATATTTTTCATCTGTCAACCTGTTTTTTAAAATAAAAAAATAAATAAATAAAAAAGTAAAAAAAAATAAAATAATGTTAAAAAAAACTTGACATAGTTAAAAAAACAGATTATATTGTAATCAAATAGTAGATAAAAATAAATCAAACTTAAAAGGAGATTAAATCATGAACGCAGAAAGAAATTACAACAAAATATATAACGAAGGCGGAGAAGGTTATAATCCACATCGCCAGACAAGAGAGCAGGGGGAACATGCGATACTTAGGGCACAGGCAAAGGCTCATGCTGAGACACCTCAGGGCAAGATAGATGCTCTGTATCGCAGAATTGAGCTTGAATGCGGATCTGTTGCAAGAGAATGGGGAAATACCAAAGAAATAGACGCACTCCAAAGCTCCTTATATGCTGAGATTGATAAAATTAAAAAAGAAATTGAAGCTGAATTTTTAAAAACTTGGACATTAGATGAAACCAAAGCCCGCAGGGCGGATTGGAACGGATTTGTTAAAACTAAAATCTCATTAATTAATAAAAACCCTGGGTTACTACGCAAAAAAGAACAAGACCAAGGCTGGACAGTAGCCGATCTTAAAAAAGCTGTCGCAATCCATAAAATTTAAAAACTAACCGCCCCTTAATTGGGGCAAAAAGGAGATTAAAAATGGAATATTTAAACGAAGGGCCTGAATACGATAGGGCAGTAAAACTTGCGACTCGGCGAATCTTAGGATATGGCGCTGACCCAGCGTCAATCCGATTTGGAAAACTACGTGTCATTTACGGCCCGGCAAGGTCGTATCGAGACGTAGAACTGGAGGAAATT